CGCCGACAGCGAGCACGTCAACCTCGACACCACCAGGGGTGCAGGTGTGGTACTTCTTGCCAGCCTCAACCTTGTCGATCATTATCTTGCTCCCTCTCGAATTCTCGCTCACGCTTGCACTCGATCAGAGTGCAGATGACAACTGACAGTGGCAGCGCGATGAAGCAGCTGACGATGAACACGGCGTACGGGTTCACTTGAACGAGCCGATCATCGCGCCAGCCAGAACCAGGCCGATGATGATGCCCAGCAGGACCAGACCGGCGTCATGCTTGAACTGCTGCATCACGACTCCTGCTTTCTGGTGAAGTAGACACAGGTGCAGTAAGGGACAGTGCACTTCTCGCCCTTACCGAGGATCTTGTTTCCGAAGTGCTGGCGACGCATGTGGTTACACCAACGACACATGTCGTTAGCGTCCCTCCTTGGGCTCAACGTACTTCCCTTCTATGAAGCCACCGCAGAAGCACCACATCTTACGACAACGGCCCATGCTTCCAGCCTTGTCCAAGTGGTGGTGCCTCTTGCAGCTGCAACGGCTACAGTTTCGTAACTCCCAGAGGCCTCTTATGGCCATTACCATCCACCCTTGTCGTAGACCACGTCAATGCGGTCACCAGAGGGTCCATAGCGCCAGTGGGGCGCGCCCTCAGGGGCGCGGTGCCATGACCACTGATCCAGCTCGTCCTTGAGCCACCCATGGTGGCCAGAACAGCATTCCTCGATCGGTGGACGGACAGCATCCCAAGCTGTCCTAGCGGCATTGGTGGCCGGAGGAAGGATGGGCACGATCTTCCAGCGCCCGTTTCCCCGACCAGTCAGAGGGTCGTTGACGAACCGCTGCCCAACGGCAGCGGCCTGGTTCTCCGTATTGAACGGACCTGATGCCCACATGTGGTAGTCAGGGTGGTCGGGCCATTTGAGACTGGCTACGACCACGAACCGCTTCGTCTTCTCCCTCTCTTGGTTGATGGCTGCGATGATAGCTTCCGCAGCCTGTTCGTTGTCCATCATGTCGAACTCTTCAGAGTCGAAGACCGACACGACTGCCTTGATTTCTGCCTTTGGCGTTACGGCCATTCATCCTCCGGATCTTGACTGGGACACTGGCCTGCACAGGCCGGAGAGAGAGCAACAGACTGTGCAGACTAGAGCCCCAGCCGCATGGGCGGCTGGAGTGTTGAACTAGATGTCCAGGGCCTTGTACATCACCGTTTCGAAGTCATCGCGGTCGGAGATGTGGATGAAAGAGTCACTGAAGCGACTCAGGCTGACGCCGTCGGCGTAGTCCTTGGCCTGGCCCCAGGGGATGCCGTCGTCCTGCTTGAGCTGGAATGCCTTCAGGTAGGTGATGGCGCTGTCAGTCATCTTGGCGACACCTTGGCCTTCCAGGTTCCAGGCCAAGGTGCGAACGTCGCCGTTGTTGTTGGTGCCGATTTCGACCTCGTCTTCGAGGACGGCACCTTCCTTGAACCACTCCAGCGGCACGCCGAGGTTGATGACAGCGAGCCCGACACCACAGCCGGGCTCATCCTCTTCGGGAGTGTAGCCGCTGAGAGAGTCGTCGCGCTGATAGCGCTTCTTGCCTGCCTCGTGAATGTAGGTGCAGTTGTTCATAGGGTAGACGTAGTCCTCCCCGCGCTCAGCCACAACTCCAGCGATCATTTCCTTGGCCTTGGCCAGGTTGATCTCGATCATTTCTCTCTCCCTACGAGATTGCGCAGCAATCTCTGTACAGAACTTATTGTGTAAGTTCGTCCTTGGTCTCTGACGTTTGAGCTCATCAGCATGGGACTGACCCATGGACGCCCCGAAGGGCGTTTCGCTCTAGTAGCAGGCCGAGCAAGTGCAGGCGCACTCTTCGTCCTCGCGGTCATTGCTGTTGTGGTAGCCGGAGAAGTTCTCCATGTCGACGTCCAGGTTCTGGGCGTAGTTGTACCACTCGCCCTGAGTGATGGTCTCGCCAGCGGCCAGACGCTCCAGGATGGCAACGGACTGGTCACCATCGTCTGAGGTGCCGTAGAAGACGATACGGGCATGGTCGTCCGGGAGTCCGAGGTACTTGGCCCCAGCATCCTCCCAGTCGATGTCAAGAACCTGCTCGCCCTTAGGAGTGTAGTACTTGTAGACGTACTTCGACTCCCAGTACTTCCTGTCCTTGCGCCTCTCGACCTCGATCTTGTAGCCAGCCTCGATTGCTGCGAAGCCAGCCACGCAGAGCGTGGTGCCGCACAGGGACGGGCTGACGCCAGCCTCAAGCACGACAGACGGGCCTTCGAAGTCGAAGTCAGCCGAGCTGATGAACGAGCCGATGTCGAACCCGTTCTTCTCGTCGTGCTCCTTCTCCTCAAGGATGTCAGCGAGGACGCGGAGCGCTGCGATTCGGTTTGCCATTTTCTCTCTCCCTTGTTTCTGATGGACTCATCAGCACAGCATTGAGCTGTGGACGCGCCTGGTGGGCGCGTTTCGTCCTTCTTACTTGATTACTGCGTGGACAGTCTTGCGGTCGAACTTGCCGCTGGTCAGAGCGAGCGGCACCAGGGGGCCGCACTCCCTCTCGTAGAAGCTGACGTCAGCGTGACCAGGGGAGGCGAACTTGGTGCCACCGTCACCGTTGAGACGGTTGAAGTTCGGGTAGACATCCTCGCCGTGGTACAGGAACACGTACCTCTTGTCCTTGTCGGTGTACAGCTGGCCCACCACGTACTTGGGTGCCTCAGGCTTCGGCTTGTAGTCCGCCAGGAAGTCACTCACCAGGCGAACCAGCGGCCTGGCGGATGAGACACCCTTGTAGGCCACGAACAGAGTCCCCTCGATCTCGAAGGACTTGATCGCCGTGACCAGGACTCCGTTACTCTTGCCGACCCACTCGACACCCTTGTACTTGTCCACCTTGCCGCTGGACAAGTAGTTGATCCATGCGGCCTGGTGGTCACAGAAGGCGGTGGCGTTCCAGCCGCTGTAGCCGCTCAGCTTGTCATATCCACGGTCATAGTTACCGTAGATCTGGCCGAGCACGCAGTGCCGGAGGCTGCCCATGTCGAGCACGTCAACGTTGACCTTGCTGCGCCAGTTCGCCGGACCATAGGTGTCCAGGAACGCGGCAGCCTTCTCAACGATCTCAGCGCTGTTTGCCATTTTCTCTCTCCCTTTGAGTTCTTACTGGACTCATCAGCATGACATTCAGTCATGGACACGCCCCCGATGGGCGTGTTTCGTCCTTACGCTTCAGAGACGGATATGACCACCTTGAAGCTTGTGTTCTCGGCGTACTCGTAGCTGTTGAAGCTCAGCGGCTCATCCTTGACCAGGCCGCTGAGCTCATACTCAAGCATCTCGATGGCACGCTCAAGCGAAGGGGCACTCACGTACCCCTCAAGCGTGGCATCGGTGGGCATGGTCTTTTTCACGCCTCGACCACACTCTCCACCAGACCGTGCTCACGCTCGACCTGGTGAACCAGTCCCCAGTACTCCAGAACCTTGCGGTCCTTGTTGATACGGGCACGCTTGACGTCCTTCGGGTCGTACAGCTTGAACCGGCCGTTGACCACGGACTTGACGCCGGACATCTCCAGAACCTTGGACACCGTGATGGTGGTCATGTTCCAGCTGTCGGCGATGTCCTGGAGCGTCATGGCGGTCAGGGACCGGTCCTGGAACTCCTGCTCGATCTGTGCACGGAGCTCAGCCTCAAGCTCGGCACGCATCTCGGCACGGATCTTGTCCTTCTCGATCTGCGCGTTGAATGCCTGCAGCTCGTTGTCAGTCATTTCTCTCTCCCTTTGAATCAGTCTGGACTCATCAGCACAGCATTGAGCTGTGGACGCCCCGAAGGGCGTTTCGTCCTTATTCCTCGATGCCCACACGATCCTTGGCCAGCTCCAGCGAGCGAGACCAGGTCACCCCCATGTCCTGCTGGCTCTGGATCTCCGACAGGAAGTCCACGACACTCTCACCGATCTCGATCACACTCTCCTGCTCCAGCCAACGGAGCAGACCGTAAGCGAGGTCGACATTCAGAGAGTCATCCTCATCGAAGTCGAGAGGGACTCCCAGCTTGTCCAGGATCTTGCCGACGATGCAGTCGGGCCTGCCGTCCCTCACGTAGAGGCACGAAGCGTTCTCCGTCTGGAGATTGGTCGGGTAGATGTACCCGGCCGGTGCCTCAGAGACAATCTCCTCGGCAGCCTTGACGACATTCTCCAGCGTCAGATTCACAGTCATTTTCTCTCTCCCTTATGAGATGTACTGACCTCATCAGCATGGCCATTAGCCATGGACGCTGCCGTTGGGCAGCGTTTCGGTCTCACTTGCGTTCGTACAGGACTACACGATAGGGCGAGCTGCGCTGACCGCCCTCTACCTTGACGTAGTGAGTCTTGCCCTTGCCGAGCCTTGCCAGCATTTCATCATGCTTGGTCTTGGCACGCTCTGCCCGATCCTTGTCATAGATCTCATCTTCTATGATGCGGACAAAGATGTCAGACACGCTTGCCACCGTTCAGCCGGAGGAGAAGACGGGCAACGCCCTCTTCTTTGGTCTTGCACTGGTTGGGCTTGGTGTCGAACCCAAGCTCACGCCATGACGGTCCATGAGGACCGGTCATGATGATCACACCAAGCCGTTGTCCGCCATCTTTCATGCAGACCCAGTACTGGCCCTTCTTGTTGCGCTTCTGGAGCGTGACCATGGAGCGAACTATCATCCGTACACCAGCACTCTCACTTGGAGGTTGGCATCGACAGTGAACTGTCCATGTTCGAAGAAGATCTCAGTCCAGGACTGACCGTATCCACCACTCGTGTGGACATTGGTGATCCGGATGTGCTGTGAGCCGTCAACGGCACCGGCTGACCGGTGCCTGCCATTGGCCGGAGGAACGAGGATGAACATCCCAGCCTCCAGCTTACGGGCAGCATAGAGCTTGTACGGCTCACTCACCGTAGACCGCCTCGAACCACTCAGCGGGAATCATCCCGTCAAGTGTCCATTCACCATCGATGAGAACAAAGTCCTCAAGGTCGACAGCGTCGCTGTACAGATCGAACAGACGGGCACGTTCTACCCTCTGTGCGAGTGTGAGTTTCATTTCTCTCTCCCTTACTGACGTTTTTGGACTCATCAGCATGACATTCAGTCATGGACGCCCCCTGAGGGGCGTTTCGTCCTTACAGTGCTTCCCAGTTTTCGCGGATCACCTTGGCGATCTGCACGAAGGTGCGAGGCTCGACGTCCCAGCCACCACCATCGGCGTACGCCCCATCGTTCAGCATGGTGAGAGCCACGTCGTTGCCGAGGGCACCATCCTGGCTCTCCATTCCAGCCCACAGCTTCACCAGGCGGGGAAGGAGGGCCGATTCGGGCCCATTGGTGTCCAGGTAGGCTACAGTGCCGAAGATGTTCGTCTCGCCACGCCGGATGACACCTTCTTCCACTGCCATTTCGGCGAGAACGCCAAGGCAGCAGTAGCGGTGAACGCCATCGCTGCCTTGGTTGTTGAGCCTGCTCCTGCCCTGCACGTAGTCGCCGCTCTCAAGAGCGTCGGCCCAGTCCATGGCAATCTTCTTGTCCATTGTCTCTCTCCCTTGATTGCGGCCAGTATGACTGGCCTATTCTGCGCTATGGACTCGTCAGCACCAGCATGACTGGTGGACGCCCCTCAAGGGGCGTTTCGTCCTAGAGGTCTTGCTTGCTCGTGATGTACGACTCCAAGTAGTTCAGACACAGCCTGTCGAAACCACCACTGGACATGTATTCGGCATGCGACACGAAGTCACGCAAGTCCATGTCGTCACTCACCTTGCCCATAGTACTAAGCAAGGTGGAGTTGGGGCTGCTTGGTGAGTGATACCAGCTTGCGATGGTCTGCGCCATCGCATCGGTGATCTCCTCTACTCCATTGAGCATGGAGTTTCTGGTGTTCAACTGCATCAGCTGAAAGTGGAGCTCGTTGCTGTTGAGGTGCACCGCACGGCCACCGTCATAGACGATCATCTCAGACCGCCTGACGAACGTAGTGGCTACGGTGAGGCATCCGGAGATCGAACCGACGCTTGTACTCCTCAGCCCATGCCTTGGTCGGCAGGACAGTGATGGCCAGTAGGCCATAGTTGGTGTACTTGCTCACGTTGGTCTTGCTCCATGTGGTCACCTCGTGTTGGATCTTTTCGAGGCTGACACCGTTCTCACTCGTGAACATCTCTACTCCCATCGTTCACCACTCGGCATTGATCCGAGTAGCCTGGAGGAAGGACGTACAGACACCTAAAGGGCTGGACGCCCATCCCCCTTGTGCTAGGGAAAGAGAGAGAATCTAGTCACCTGGATCGAGCACGCCTACCCTGACGCTCTCACGTGTGGAGAGGTGAGCCTGTCGGCTGCTTCGCATCCAGCGCACCCATCAGGGTGCGTGATTCTGATGACTAGCGACACAATGTTGAGTTCTCAAGTATCAAGCGCTTCGGGTTGCCATGCTCGCCACTCAGCCTAGTGAGTGATCCTGTGGCATCGACCTCTGCGACTTCGTTTGGTGCGCTTTCAGTCTTGCGTACTGCGGTCGTACTGTCAAGCTGTGGTGCTTTGCGGTCCTCTGTTCGTGCGGCTGGTCACTCCGGCCTAGACCGTTAGCGAGTGAGCCGAGCCGCAGTCCCTTCGGACTGCGTGCACTCAGTTAAGCAGACACTCACGGTCTATGTCTAGGCCTTGTTGTAGCGACCTTGACTCAGTCTGTGCTGTGTTCCGCTGCTCTGTGGTGCTGGGGACAACACTGGCCCGCTCAGACCATGATCACAAGACCCTTTCGCATCACGGAATGGTAACGGTCTCAGGCCTGTACATGCGCTGATGTTGAGCATGTACGCGCGTGTCGCGCGCCTACATGGATCACGCGTGTAGGGGTGGGCTGGTTAGGTAGCCTTACCAGATGACAGTCCCTTCAACAAACTGTTGAAACATGAGCCATCCTCGCGTATCCGCATACATATGCAGCCGATCACATATATATTCCGTGCATATGCATCAATTGCACGATACACAATGACTGCATTGTCATCATATGTCCACACAATTCGGACAGAGCAATTCAGACATCTCATAGCAAATCGAATCGGACATATCAGGACAGACCGGGGTGTTTGTTAATCGCGCCTGACTCGTGACTCGTGAGACCCACTTAAATTCTCGGGATAAACCCCTAGGTGGTATATACCACTCAAACAATGGTATTAACCATACGATTATCTCCAGTCACACACGGTCATCCGAGCGTCCACATGATGGACAAGCAGTGTGAGATTGGTCACACTTTTCCCGGATCCAGGGTCATGTTGTCAAAAAAACCCGAAAACACACCTTAGATAGAGTGACATACTAAGTAGATCTTAGTAGTACTAGCTCATGCTTAGACAGACTGAGGGACTGTCTAGGTATGAATGAGGAACCCCTCAAGGGTTCCGATTTATTCAAGTCAACTAGGGATTGTACTTGAATAGAGATAGCAGCCCTTAAGGCTGCTACTTGTTTAGGTCCTACTCTAAATAGGAACCTAGACTGAATGGGAGCCCTTAAGGCTCCCTTCTCCATAACCAGCATAGTAGGCATGAATTGTGTCCTCATGGTTTGGAGTACCATATTCCAACCTAGACAAGCGGTCCCTAGGGGGACCGTAGTCCTTCCCTCACGGGAATCCTTCCTCCGGCTAAGGCAGCCCCTGAGGGCTGCCGTGGAATCTAGTACGTGTTGATCTTGTCATAGACTTCACGGACGTACCGTCGCTCCCTTCGGGAGCACGACTCAGACCGTGTCATCTATGTTAGGAGCCTGAATGGTTACGAAGAGAACTCTGGCCTCCGAGAACAAGTACACCAACAACACCTCAGCCAGGGCTGGTCGGGACATTGCCAAGAAGGGGACGCCACAGATGGCGGCCCGTAACAAGGCTATCGTCCTGGACTACAGGAAGAAGGGTATCCCTGTTGCCAGGGCTATCGAGGATCTTGGTCTTCACTACAAGACCTACGAGTACTGGCGCAAGACGGATGCGAACTTCCGTGAGCAGATGGACCTGCTCAAGCACATAGCTACGAATCCCGGAGAGGGCAAGGCAGAGGGCATGCCTTCCTTCGAGGACTTCTGCATGAAGTACCTCGATACCCAGCTGTTCACTCACCACCTCCAGTGGATCGACCTGCTTGAGAATAGGGAACCAAGGGACCTGCATCCCAACCAGACTTACCACAAGGGTGAGCCTGAGGTCATCATCGTCAACACTCCTCCCGAGCATGCGAAGAGTACGACGATCACGATCAACTATGTGACCTACCGGATCTGCGAAGACCCGAACATCCGTATCATCATCGTGTCCAAGACCCAGGACATGTCCAAGCGGTTCCTTCGTGCGATCAAGGATCGCCTCGCTGGCACTAGTAGTGCATACTCGAAGCTTCAGCAGGACTTCGCCCCTCAGGGCGGGTTCGACCAGAACTCCAGTGCATGGACTGCCAATGAGATCTACGTCTCGGCCGACAGCCGAGACTCTGGTGAGCCTTCTCCTACGGTCCGAGCTATCGGTATCCGTGGTCAGATCTACGGCTCCCGAGCTGACCTGATCATCATGGATGACTGTGTAGACATGGGCAACGCCAGTGAGTATGGCAAGCAGATTGACTGGATCCAGAACGAGATCGTCTCTCGACTGGCAGTCCCAGGAGGAAAGCTTCTCCTGGTCGGAACCCGACTTCAGCCGGTTGATCTCTACTCTGAGATCCAGAAGGCCGAGTATTACGCTGACGACGACAAGTCGCCATGGACCTACCTCACCCAGCCAGCAGTACTTGAATTCGCGGATGACCCGAAAGACTGGGTGACCCTGTGGCCACGTACCAACCGGCCACCCGTCTCCCTGGCAGCACGCAAGACCACCGTCGTCGGTGACGACGGACTGTATGACATGTGGCATGGACCCGCCCTGGCTAAGAAGCGCAGTAAGATGAGCCCTCGGAACTGGTCCATGGTCTACCAGCAGGACCAGGTGGTTGAGGACAGCATCTTCCCAGTGGCCAAGGTTGTCGGCTGCGTGGATGGCATGCGTTCCACTGGACCACTTGTAGGCGGTGCCCCAGGGCACCGGCAGCACGGCATGGAAGGCTGCTACATCATCGGCGGGTTCGACCCCGCTATGACTGGCCACAGTGCTTCTATCGTCATGGCAGTAGATCGCTACACCGGTACCCGATGGGTGATCGACGCATGGACGAAGAGCCACTGCAAGCCTGATGACATCTTCGACAAGATCAAGGAACTGACCGTCAGGTACCGGATCAACGAGTGGCGCATCGAGAAGAACGCGATGAACCTCATGGTGACCCAGAACCGGGATATCAAGCAGTTCCTCGGATCCCGTGGCTGCCTGCTGAAGGAGCACTTCACTGGCAAGAACAAGTGGGATGTGGACTTCGGCGTAGCTTCTATGTCGATGCTCTTCGATGCCCATGAGGTCGGACAGAACCTGATCCACCTGCCGAGCCGCTCAGGCTCGGAGGGAGTGAAGGCACTCATTGAGCAGCTCACCACCTGGTTCCCTGAGACCAAGGGCAAGACAGACCTTGTCATGGCTCTCTGGTTCGCGGAGATCCGTGCGAGGGAACTGGTCGATGAGAACGACACACAGTTCGCTCTGCCCAACCAGTACCAGTCCATGCGTGACCGCGAGAAGGTCACAACGATCGACCTCGACTACGCCGCTCAGGCGGCGATGGCCAGTGGGGATCGTGGCTGGTGGTAGCTTTCCTTCACCGCTGGCTCTTCGTGGACTTCTTCGTCCCCGTCTGGCCCAACATAGCGGCCAGCGCCCTATTGGCGCTGCACATCAAGAAGTCAAACCAGAAGCACATGAAATTCTACATCGGCGACAAACCAGGAGATGACGATGAAGGGCATTGACATTGCCTGGGCACGACCCGACACCACTGGCATTCTGGCCACTGGAGCCAAGTGGGTTGCCCGCTACTTCAGCGGAGACCCTACCAAGAACCTGACAGCTGACGAGGTCAAGGCCTATGTTGCCGCTGGCCTCGCAGTCGTGACTGTCTGGGAGTCCACCGCCAATCGTGCGGGTCAGGGCTTTGCTGCTGGTGCGAATGACGCCAAGGCAGCCATCGCGCAGCGGACGGCCGTAGGCCTTCCGTCTGATCATGTCATCTACTTCGCTGTCGACTTCGACGCTCAGTGGGCTGATGTCAAGGCGTACTTCGACGGCGTCTGCTCGGTCCTCAACAAGAGTCTTGTCGGCGTCTATGGCGGTTACAAGATCATGGTTGGTGCCGATGCTTACGGCATCGGTTTCCTCTGGCAGACCACCGCCTGGTCCAATGGGATCTGGTATGCCAAGGTTGACATCCGTCAGGTTGGCGGCACCGTCCTCAACGGTGGCGCTGATGTGGACGACGCAACCAGTGCAGACTTCGGCCAGTACCCCCAGCCTCCCACTTCTACTCCTACGGAGCCCTTTGTGATTTCCCCCGAAGACCGTCAGATCCTGGTCAACGACATGATGTACTGGCTTGCTGCTGCGTTCACTGGCACCTACCCTGGCGACCCCAACAAGCTGCCCGCTGTGGACAAGGCGTCCATTGACACCATCCACGCCGTCATCAAGAGCATGCAGAAGTAAGGAACAAGATGGCCCTTACCGCCAACCAGGTAGCGGACAAGGTCACCAAGCTCCGCTTCGTGTCGCGGGCAAGGGACCAGCGCAACAAGGACGTCCGTGACATCCGATCGGGCGATGTGGACACGATCATGCCAGGGGCTATGCCCGACTCCTGGCCCAAGCCCATTGTGGCCAACATGATCGACACGACCGCCAGGGACATCGCTGAGACGATGGGCGTCATGCCCTCGATCAACTGCACCTCTGGTGTCATCACCTCAGTCGCTGCCAAGAAGTTCTCAGCGAAGCGGACGAAGATGGCCCACTTCTGGACCACTCAGTCCCGTCTCCCCTCCGGCAAGCAGGTGGAGTTCTGCGATGCCTACAACTCCTACGGCATGGGCATCTACTGCGTAGAGCCCGACTTTGAGAACATGATGCCGGTCATCAGGGTTGAGAACCCGATCGGCGTCTATCCTGAGTTCGACCTGTTTGGTAGGCTCAAGTCCTATACGAAGGTCTGGTATGAGGAGGCGATCACTCTCGTCGCCAAGTATCCCTTCCTCCGGAAGGTGTTCGTTGGCAACAATGGATCTGGAGACAACTCGTGGGCTTCGCGTGAGATCGAGATCGCGAAGTACATAGACTCCGACCAGATCATCATGTACCTCCCGTCGCACAGCGACACAGTCATTACCCAGATGGACAACCCTATGGGCAAGGTCACCATCTCTATTGGTGTCCGTCCTGGCTTCGACCGTGAGATTCGAGGAGCTTTCGATGATGCCGTGTGGGTCCAGTTGGCGAAGGGCCGTATGGCCCTCTTGGGTCTGGAAGCCACTGAGAAGGCGGTTCGTTCTCCTCTAGCTGTTCCTCGTGATGTTCAGCGCATGACCTTTGGTGATGACGCGATCATCCGTACTGACAGTCCCGACAAGATCAAGTACATCAACAGGGACATGCCTCAGTTCGCATTCCAGCAGGAACAGATTCATGAGCAGGAGCTCATGAAGGCAACCCGCTACAACGATGCACGCTCTGGCAACATCGACGCCAACATCATCACCGGCAAGGGCGTCCAGGCCCTCATGGGCAGCTTCAACATGGTCATCACCACTGGCCAGCAGGTAGCCTCTGAGGCTCTCCGCTGCGCCATTGAGATGGCGTTCGATATGGACGAGAAGCTCTGGCCGAACGTGAAGAAGACCATCCGTGGGATGGTCAACGGCACTCCGTTCGAGGAGGAATATGTTCCGTCGAAAGACATCAAGGGAGTCCACACCGTTGATGTCACCTACGGATTTGCGGCTGGCCAGGATCCTGCACGCGCGATTGTCGCGCTTCTCCAGCTGCGAGGGGATCAGCTGGTTTCCAGAGACTTTGTTCAGCGACAGCTTCCTATGGACATCGACATTGTGCAACTGCAAACCCAGATCGACAACGAGCAGATAAGCGACTCCATCAAGCAGGGCCTGATGGCCTACGTCCAGCAGCTGGGCATCATGGCCAGTCAGGGGCAGGACCCTACGGTCCTGCTCAGGGAAGTGGCTGAAGTCATCAAGCTGCGCGAGAAGGGCCTGCCCCTGCACGAGGCAGTCCTTCAGGCCATGACTCCGAAGGCCGCACCAGCAGCCCCAGGACAGGCACCAGGAGGCCCGCCAGGGGCTCCGCAGGGGCCAGGTGGACCAGGAGCCCTACCGCCAGGTTTCGAGCAGTCAGGGCTGCCTCAGGGCGTTGCGCCTGGCCATGCTGGAGCAAGTCCTGGCGGTCGTCCAGACCTCATGAATCTACTGGCAGGGATGTCTTCGAGCGGCGGTCCTAATATGTCAGCCACCATCGCTCGCAGAGGACCCGCAGGATGAGTGTTTCGTACACGCCGACTTATGTCGGCGGCATCTGTGAAAGCTGCCATACTGGCGAGTTGTACCAGTACGGTGAGGATCCGCGTGACCAGCTTCGCTGTGGTCGATGCGGTGAACTAGAAGTCAAGTCCGTACCGGACGAAGTGATCAACGCCGAGGCCAAGCCTCGCACCAACCGAAGGAAGACAGCCTAATGGCTTTTGAAAACAGCTCGGGCTCCAACACTGCCTCCGGTAGTGCGGTCGGCCCCGATGGACAGTTCCAGGACCAGCAGGGTCTGGTGTCGGGCATGTTCCCGAATCACGCCCCTGAGGGCGTGTGGAAGAGTGAGAAGGGCATGATGATGCAGCCCTATGAGGCTGACGCTCTTGAGTCCACCTCGCAGACTGGTGCCTCTCGTGCACACAGCCCGTCGCCTTCCATTGCCCCGAACAGCACTATCCAGGTCAATACCCCGCTCACTGGTGGTGGCGGGACTTTCGCCAAGTAAGGAAGAACATGGATGAAGACCTTGAGGTTCAGTATGAACTCCGGCCCCATCGCTATGACAAGTGGTCCGTCATCGGACTGGGCTTCAACTTCGCATCCAACTTCTTCGATGGTGTGAGCGGTGCCTTGAGCACCGCATCCATCATGGTTCTTCAGCATCACATGCAGCTGGACGTGGACAAGCGCTTCAAGGAGATAGTCAATGGCAGCTAACCAGGTATCGGGCCCAGGCCCGCTGTCCAAGCGGACTGACATCGGCGACGTTCAGAAGGTGCAGGATCTGCCCAATGCCGACTATGGAGAACAGCAGGCCTACCAGGCTCAGCAGGCTGGTGCGCCTCTGGCGGCAGACTCCGGCCAGGCACCGCCTGGATCCGGAGGGGGAAACCCAGGAGCAAACGTTACTCCAATGGGTGCGCCTACTCAGCGACCAGGAGAGCCCGTCACCGCAGGAGCGAACAGCGGGGCAGGGCCTGACATGTCATCCCTTGGACTTCCTAACCAGTCGAGCCAGGATGTGAAGAACCTTCAGGGATATCTGCCGGTTCTCCAGTTCATGGCCAATCAGCCCAACGCCTCATGGGCGTTGCGCAACATGATCCGACAGGTGAAGGCGAGTTCGACCACATGACCCCCATGCCTGCCTACCTCTATCCTGGCCAGTGGGCGGACCAGCTCGGTTCGCTTGCTTCGCTCACGTTCAACTCGCCTCGGGTTGCTCATGATCTGGCCTCGATCCCGATGTCGCCCAATGCCCAGAATGCCATATCGTCCAGCGTCCTGGGCAGTCAGCTTCCGCCATACAGTCAGTAAGAGGTGACCATGTCCAGTCCTACCGGTGAGTTCAATGTCGGAGACACTACTGCTCCGACTGTAGCCCCGATGGCTGGACAGGGTGGCACGGGCTCTGACCCGAAGCAGCTTGCTGCTACCTATCAGGCCCAGATGCAGCAGGCCATCCAGAACAAGGCTGCGCCTCAGGCCAACAACGGTACTGACTGGCTGGCCAAGCCCATCGAATGGGCTGGCGCTAAGATGTACTCCGTCTACAGCAAGTACATCAGTCGTCCTGTGACGACTGCCCTTCTGGCGACTGGTGACCTTCAGGCCAACGGCCAGGGTTCCGTCTTCTCCGGCGATACGTGGGACCGTGCGTACAGGGATGCCAAGAACGTCAGCCCTGGCCAGGTTCTCTACGCGAACTTCATCAAGGACCCTACGGGCAACGAGAAGTTCGAGACTGGTATCAACAGGGACGGCACCCTGATCTGGGATCACCCGGACCAGGTCAAGGCCTACTACGATCACGGTATCCAGCAGTGGACTTCCGGCGGTCTTGACGCCGGTTTCTCCTGGTTCGCGGACCCTCTGGTCCTCGCTGGCAAGGGGCTCAAGGTAGCCAAGGACGTCTCCTACGTTCGTCCTGCTGTAGATACGGCCAACCCAACACTGTTCGGGAAGGTCGCCAGTGTAACTGGTGTCAGTGGTCTCGCGAAGAGTGGAACCGACGCCCTTGGCAACAAGGTGATTGGCGCTGTCGGTAACCTCAAGGGTTCCAGTCTCGATCAGGTCAAGGCAGCCCAGGATGCATGGACTAGCCGCATTGCTGGTAACAACATTGACAGGAACCTCAACAGCTCAACCTTCACCAAGTTCGGTGACTACATCGAGTCGAATAAGGCGAAGCTCGCTGACCAGTTCCCCGCTTGGGCCACTGGTCAGAAGTGGGCACTGTCTGGTGGAAACGCAAGCGGCATCGCCGCTGCTCTCTACCACGCTACTGACAGGACCCAGATTGACGAGGTTCTGAAGACTGCCATGGGTGACCAGTCGACCATCAGTCGACTCACCCAGGAAGCTCCTGAGCTGAAGGCTGAGCTTGAGGGCTACGTCTCCCAGCGCAACACCATGTACTCGAACCTCCCCAAGTTCCCTGACCCGAACTCACCAGCTGCCCAGCAGCTGGCTCAGCAGATCGCCAGTCACACCAAGCAGATCAATGACATTGAGGCTGCTACTGGTCACATCAGTCGTGCTCTTGACGCTGCTGACCAGATGAAGCACGGCATGTTCTTCACTCCTGGCGTTACTCCTGCCATGGCAAAGCTTGGCCAGCAGGCCAGCACTGCCTATGCCAGTGCTCCAATGAGTCTGCTGTACTCGAACTTCTTTGTTCGTCCTGTACGCATGGTGAACCGGCTCGACAATCTTTGGAACAATGTCAAGCCCAAGGGTTGGGTCGCACTCGATGACCCGAACTCGTACCGTGAGGTTGACGCTCAGATCCGCGAGTCAGGCATGTACGGAGACATTGAGCGCAGCAAGCTTGTGTCCGACTACATCGCGGCCCCGAATGAGGGCAAACGGAACTTCCTGTACGACCTTGAATCCAAGACCCTTGGTCGTATGGCTGCTGAGCACGGCGTCACCGAGGACGCCGCCAAGAAGATCTACTCTGTCTTCAGCAAGGGCCGTGCCAACTACATCAGTGGTGCCAACATCTACGGTGGCTCCAGGATCCAGACCTCACTCGGCACCGACCTGAACGTCAGCCATATTGAGGATGATGGAAACATCATCGCCACTCACCCTGTCTTCGCCACCCAGCTTGAGAACAACCATCCGATGATGGACTTCTCGAAGATGAAGAATCTTCTGAAGTACAACGGTGGAGCATTCAACAAGCTGCTTGCCGAGGGCAACTCCATTGAGCAGGCTGGCAACCTTGTCACTCAGGGTGCAAGGCCTGGGCTTCTGGCCCAGGGCGCTAGCCAGAAGTTCAATGACTTCACCGATCTGTTCAACCACCTCTGGAAGTTCCAGGCTCACCTTCGCCTGGGCTATGGGCCCAGGGCTCTGAGCGATGACTTCCTTGGCCAGGTTGCAACCCTTGGTGCTTACACCAAGGCAGAGCAGGTCGCCAAGGGTTTCGCTGGTCAGGTCATCCGGCGGATCCACAACCCCATCAACTCGATGCTGTATGACTACACTGGGGCTGAGGCTCACAACATCAGCCTAAACTCAGCAATGAGCCAGCTTGAGGATGACCTCCTTCAGGCCAGGACCACCAAGCAGAACATCGCTGCCTATGTGCCTCAGTCTGGCAAGGCTGCTGCGAGGCAGCAGCAGATGCTTGTTGGGCACCAGCAGAAGATAGATCTTCTTCAGACTCAGCTCGATGGTGCCAAGCTTGCCAGTGCCCAGTTCAACAACATGAGCAGGAAGCTCATGGACAAGCAGATCATCACCCCTGGCGGCCAGGTTATCTCTGGTGCCGGAGAAGGGGCCAGAGGGCGACTGTTCGCCGACCTGGCATCTGGTCGCTCCACGATTGACTCCGCCTATGGCGGAACCGCCAGTCACCTTCAGGGTCAGATCCGTGGAAACGCTGGCTGGACTACTGTCCACCCCGGCGAAGAGGGTCACCTTGGTGGCTGGCTCCGTGTGGTTCAGCGGCAGATCGCCAACGATCCTGCTGGCATGCTGGCGGTCAAGGGGCAGACTCCTGAGCAGATTGCCAACTGGCTGAATGGCCAGGGCCGCAGCTATTTCAAGTCCCTGACAATCAACAACATGACCACCAGGGAGATGGCCGACCGCATCCACAGTGAGGTCAACTACCAGCTTCCCGACTCCTCTCCGGAGTTCAAAGAACTGCGTCAGGCGGTGGTCGATGGCAAAGATGACACCACCATCGGCAAGCTCATGGCAGCAACCCAGCAGGCTGGCCGTCCTGAGGTGAACGCAGAGCGTTCAGCTTACGGAATGGGCAAGGGCTCGACCATCCAGATGATCGATGACAAGATCAGCAAGTGGTACCACGTCATGGCTGAGAAGCCTGCCAATGTCCTGTCGAAGAACCCTGTGTTCGCGACCCTCTACAAGGGTCATGTCCAGGACGCCATTGGCACCGCTCAGACTCAGGGAATTACGCACTTCGCGCCTGAGCACCTTGAGCAGATCGAAGAGAACGCAAGGAAGCTGGCACTGGCTGACGTCAAGAAGCTCACGTACAACATGGACTTCGAGACCAAGATCACCCATGCCAACCGCTTCATTGCGCCGTTCTTCGGTCCTATGCAGGAAGCGTTCAACCGCTGGGCGAGGATCCTGTCCGACAAGCCAGCGACTCTGGCCCATGCGGGCCAGATCTACACCAGTCCTGGTCGCATCGGACATGCCTACACCTACAATGGTGATCCCATTGTTGATGGCTACACGATCGACCCCGCTACTGGCAAGAAGGTCCTTGTCGACAAGAGCGATACCTACATCAGGTTCCAGCTTCCTGGCGCTGTCAGGGATGCCTTTGGTCTGGGCGCTACTCCGGTAGCGCAGATCCCGCTGAACTCTCTGAACATCGCCATGCAGAATAGCCCGTGGTACAACCCTGGCGAGGGCCCGATTGTTCAGATGGCAGCCAACCACTTCGCAGTGAAGGCTGACCCAAGGGTCGGTGACTTCTTCCAGAAGATCGGCGTCCTGCCCCAGGGGATCACAGCTCATGACACCGACGCCCTATGGGGCGGCGTTCTCCGCACCATCAACAAGGCCAACGATGACGGCACTGCCCAGCAGATGACGTTGCAGGCTTTGCAGCAGCAGCAGTACATGTACAGCAATGGGCTCAGGACTGCACCTCCCAGTCTCGCTGAAGCCAAGAAGAGCGCAGAGAATTCTGTGATGCTCAAAGCCTGGTTCTCCGGAACCACGGTGCTGCCTTTCGGTGTCAGCTTCCAGGATCCTTACCAGTTCTTCAGGGATCAGTACAGGACCATGAGGGCTGCTGACCCGAAGAACGCTGACGCCAACTTCTACGCGAAGTACGGCGACTCCGCTTACGCCTTCACTAGTTCGTTGAGCAAGAACAACATCCCTGGCGTCCCAGCCACTCAGGCTGGGCAGAGGCTGGCAACCCAGTTCAAGTCCCTGATCGATGCCGATCCGGAACTTGCTGGTGTCATCATCGGAGACCAGGGTGGTGGAGACTACAGCCAGACTGCTTACATGCAGCAGGTCATCTCGGGCCAGCGAACCAAGCTGTCCGCAAAGGATGCCTTTGCCCAGGGCCAGGCCAACACTGGCTGGCAGCAGTACACCTCGTACATGAACGGTATCAATGCCCAGCTGTTCCAGCGTGGACTCCAGACCCTGAACGACAAGGGAGCTGAAGACCTGCTGGCGCAGAAGCGGGCACTGGTCACGGTTCTCAGTCATCCTTACCAGGCTGACGGAGTCACCAAGAACCCGTACTACAACGAGGCATGGACCCAGGCGTACAACACGACTGATCCTTCGAAGGACGACCGCAGGGCTATCGCCCTGGCGGACATAGCCACAGCCAAGGAATTGCAGAACCGGCCTGACATCCAGGCTCTTCAGCAGTACCTGAATCTGCGAGGCACAGTAAAGGCCGAGCTTGCGGCTCGGGCCGGTGACACTCACAGTTACAACTTCAGGTCAGCTCAGTCTGCGACTGCTGGAACCAGCATCAACGACAAGAGCAATGATGATCTGAAGGCTCAGTTCCAGAATGGAGTCATGCAGTTGATTGAAGGCAACACGTACTTCCAGACACTGCATGACAAGTACCTGAGCAAGGACATGTTCGACCACTATGACGGTACGGGCATAACGAATCCAGTGACAGGGGAGGCTCACAGTAGTGTCTAGTCCAGTTGGACCGGGAACGCCAACCCTTAGTGGCGCAGTAAGCGCCACCGCTGGATCCTCTTCCTCTGGGGCTGGTGGTGCCTACTTCGGTGTAGGCAAGGAAACTCTCAACGGTGGCTTGGGTCATACGCACGATGCTCCAACGTATGGTCCGTATGACCCAAGCGCTGTTGTCCCTTATGCTGGGGATCTTGGAGCGGGAGCCAACGGGCTCCCTATCCTCATCAATATCAATGCCGCAGCGGGCATGTACTACCAATGGAGCGCTGACCAGCAGAACGCTTTCCGAGCGAAGGTGTCCCTGCTGGACAGTCAGTACCTGACTGCCAATGATCAGTCCCTTGCTAACGAGTGGGCGTCCCTGGTCAACCAGTCTGCCACCTATCACTCCAACGGCACAAACCTGACGCCTTGGGATATCCTGGCCAAGGACATCGCAAGCAACAACGGAGGCAAGGGCAAGGGCGGTCAGACGATCGACAAGACGATCAGTACGACCCAGCTTACTTCGGCTCCAGACAGCAATGCCATCTTCCAATCAGCAGCCCAGGCTCTGATTGGTCGTGCTCCTACTGCCGATGAGATGAAGGCATTCCAGTCTAGCCTCAATGCACAGGAGCGAGCCAATCCTGTTGTTCAGCAGAAGGAACTGACGTACTCCCCTCAGGGATACGTCACTGACACCAACGTTCTGAAGAGCTCTGGTGGCGAGACTGATGCCGCCAGGCAGAACCTGGCCATGCAGTCTCTCAGGGAAACTCCTGAGTATGCCAACTATCAGGCGAGTACGACTTACATGGGAGCTCTTCAGGAGCTCCTGTCCGGAGGGAAGGTCTAGCATCCATGGCTTCAGCAGCTGACATCCTCGGATACGGACAGCAGTACGTTGGCACTCCGTATGTCTGGGGCGGTAACTCTCTCTCCTCCGGCGTCGACTGCTCAGGTCTGGTTCAGCAGGTCTTCAAGAACTTCGGCATCAGCCTTCCTCGCACAACCTACGATCAGATCGGCCAGGGAACTGCGGTTGACTCCGGTCACCTCCAGCCGGGCGACCTGGTGTTCTTCTCTGCTGGAGCTGGTGGCAAGTCTCCTGACCATGTTGCCATCTACATGGGCAACGGCAAGATGCTTGAGGCTCCTCGCCCTGGTGAGGCTGTCAGGGTCACCAGCATGGACCAGGACTACTACATGTCCAGGTTCGTTGGAGCACGCCGCATCAGCGGCGTGGATCAGGGTTCTGCTACTGGCAACTACCAGTTCACCAACGGCAACAGTGTCGCTGCCAAACTGGATCCTCAGGAGCTGGCCGCGCAGTACGGCTGGTCCTACTCGTTCCTTCAGTCCAACCCCGACCTGAAGAAGACGTTCACTGAGGCTGTCGCTGGCAACTGGTCAAGCGACAAGTTCAAGGCTCAGCTCATAACCACCAATTGGTGGAAAGAGAATTCGGATTCAGCTAAGCAGGCACAGTTCCAGAAGATCACTGACCCTGCCACATACAATGCGAACCTGATGGCCATGACCACTTCCATCCAGCAGAAGGCTGGGGAAATGGGAGCGGCTATCCCCCAGGGCAAGCTTGGGCAGATTGCTGAGACTGCACTGAAGACCAACATGACTGATGCTCAGATCCAGAACATGCTTGGCAGCTATGTCAACTTCACCAAGGACGGCACCCTTGGGGGTGCCGCTGGAGCCTTTCAGCATGTGATCACCCAGTACGCCAGAAGTCAGGGTGTGACCCTGTCGGACCAGGCGATCAAGAATCAGGCAGCTCTGATAGCCCGTGGCCTGTCCACTCAGGATGATGCCATGGAGCAGGTTCGCCAGACTGCTATCAGTTCGTTCCCTGCCTATGCTGACCAGATCAATGGCGGGGCCACCATGCAGGACATCGCCAATCCTTACAGCCAGGTGGCAAGCAGGCTGCTTGAGCAGCCTGACAGTCAGTTCAGTGTCAACAACCCGATGATCCGAAGTGCACTCAACAAGGTCAATGCAGACGGTCAGCCTGCCGGACAGACTCTTGGAGATTTCGAAGCAGCGCTGAAGCAGTCACCTCAGTGGCTTCAGTCCAACAACGCACGTGACAGTCTGCTCGGTGTCGGAAACTCGGTGCTTAGACAGATGGGGCTGATCCAGTGAGCGTTTACATTCCGCCACAGTATAAGGCTCTGATTCAGCAGGCTGCCGCTTCTATCGGCATCCCTGTCGACGTCGTGGCTGAGCAGATAGCTGAAGAGTCTTCATGGAATCCCAGGGCTGTGAGCCCTGCTGGGGCTCAGGGCCTGGCTCAGTTCATGCCAGGGACATGGAGCAGCTACAGCTCAGGTGACCCGTTCGATCCCGTGGCTGCCATCTCCGCTTACACCAGGTACATGAGTGATCTGATGAAGCAGGAAGGTGGCAGCATTCGAAAGGCACTCGCTGCCTACAATGCTGGTCCTGGAAATCTCGGAGCCGGTTACGGCTACGCGGACAGCATCATGTCAAAGTCAGGTCATAGCAGTTCTACGACCGGCACGCCTTCTACATCTGGTGGTGGTACTACGACTACGCCAACACCAGCAGCCATAGACCCTGCCACTCTAGCTGAGCAGTACGGCTTCACCTCTGCATTCCTGAACGCCAACCCTGAGCTGAAGAAGATCTTCAACCAGGCAGTCACCGGTCAGTGGAGTACGGACAAGTTCAAGGCAACGCTGATGACCACCAACTGGTGGAAGACTCACGATGCCAGCGAACGAACCTACCTCACCACCATGGCCACGGATCCTGCCCAGGCCAAGCAGCAGCTCACACAGGCTCAGGTCCACGCATCCCAGCTGCTTGTCAGTCTCGGTGTCAACCCTGCGGCTAACGCCGCATTGGCATCATCCATGGCCTACAACATCGCAGCCAAGGGCTGGACTGACGATCAGGTCCGCTACTACGCTGGCAGCTTTTCGAAGCTGACCAACGGCAGGATGGCCGGAGACGCAGAGACGCAGTACAGCAACGGACTCCAGTACGCCTACTCGATGGGTGTCAAGATGTCTGACAGCTGGTATCAGAACCAGGTGCAGATGATCGAGAAGGGTGTCTCCACCTTCGCAGACATGCAGGCTGGCATCAGGTCCCAGGCCAAGTCCCAGTACTCGCAGTTCGCCACGCAGATCGACGGTGGTCAGACTGTGCAGGATCTGGCGTCGCCTTACATCCAGCAGATGGGTTCGATCCTTGAGGTCAACCCGAATGCTCTCAGCACCTTCGACCCGACCATCTCCAAGGCCCTCAGCTACAAGGATCCGAAGACCGGAGTGACAGGGGCCCAGCCCCTGTGGGACTTCGAGAACACGCTCCGAGCTGACCCGAGATGGCAGCAGACAAACAATGCACGTGACAGCATGTACCAGGTTGCCCATACCGTTCTAGCCCAGTTTGGCAAGGTGTTCTGATGAGTACTCCGATCGCCACCAATCCTGGTAGTACGTACACCTCACCTGGCGCTGGACACGGAAGCATTGGTGTCGGCTCTGGTGTCACCAGTGGCAGTACTGATCCTGCCACTCTTCTCACTGGTGCAAACAGGGATGCCTATGCGTCCCTCAAGGCCCTGTTCGACAGCTATGGTCTTGGAAGTCTGGCACCGACAATCCTCGGTTACGTTCAGCAGGGTTACGCTGCGGACACAATCTCTGTTCTACTCCAGAATACTGATGCGTACAAGCAGAGGTTCGCAGGCAATGCCATCCGCCAGAAGAACGGTCTTGCTGTTCTCTCTCCGGCTGACTACCTTGCCACAGAGGATGCCTACAGGCAGACGATGCGTACTGCCGGTCTCCCGACCGGCTTCTACGACTCAGCTCAGGACTTCACCAACTTCATCGGCCAGGACGTCAGTCCTGCTGAGATGAACAGTCGAGTCCAGATGGCAAGTCAGGCCACTGTCACTGCTTCACCTGAGTACACTCAGGCGCTCAGTCAGATGGGACTGAGCAAGGGCGACATGGCTGCCTACTTCCTTGATCCTCAGAAGGCTGTGCCTCTGCTCCAGCAGCAGGCCGCTACTGCGGCCATTGGCTCTGAGGCCTTGAGCCGTGGGCTTGGCTTCGACCAAGGTTACGCAACCAGGCTCGCTCAGGCTGGCTACAGCCAGCAGCAGGCAGCTCAGGGTTACAGCCAGATCGCTCAGGAGTTCAACCAGTTCCGTCAGACTGCACAGCAGTTCGGTCAGAATTATACCTACGGCCAGGAAGAGCAGGCTGTCTTCCAGCCTGGTGCTGGCACTGCCGGTTCTGGTGGTGACCTGAACTCAGCACAGTTCCAGCAGCGTCTGGCATCTTGGCAGCGAGCCAATGTCTCAGGCAATGTCGGTGGCTCTCAGGGTGGTCTCGCCCGTCATGGTGGAGGACAGCTCGTATAGCACAACACCAGCGCTAAGGCGCTGGTCACTGGAATAAGATGCAATGGTGTGTCGTCCGCTCTGGAAGCGGAAGGTGGCTGGTTCGATCCCAGCATTCCAGACGGCTCCGAAAGGAGAGGACGAAAGTCCACGGTCGCCCATGGCCGTATGACACATGGGCAATAGCGGGGTAGAGAAGTCTGGTATCTCACCGGCCTCATAAGCCGTCAGTCGCAGGTTCGAATCCTGTCCCCGCTACTCTCTGAAGGATCGACCGGCCCCATTCAGAGTAATCTTGACCGGTAGAGTGAGCTTGCGATTGTTCTCCCCAGGACAAGAAGCATGGCATTCGATTAACGAAATACAACTGGGAGTACAAATGAATGACAACTGGTCCTTCGAGGGCATGGACGAAGACGTCAACAGCCAGGCTAACACCAATAAGGGCCTGCGAGGTTGGGCGGAGAGCGTCCAGAAGAACAACGCCGAGCTTCAGAAGCAGCTTGCAGACGTGCAGAAGCAGCTTGCAGCTCAGCGAGTGTCGTCCGTATTCGAAGACCTTGGCGTTCCTCGAAGTGCAGCTGCGCTGTACCAGGGTGACGCTGACCCGGAGGCAATCAAGTCTTGGGTCACCAACGTTCGATCTGCCTTCGGAATCGCAGATGCTCCGCTAAGTGAGACCACCGATGTGGTTGACCAGACTCCAGTGCTCACGCCTGGACAGCAGAACCTCTTCAAGCAGCTCAACGATGCGGGCGGCGATGGCCGCCCGTCTACTGGGATTGAAGACTTTCAGCGCAATGTCAACCAGGCTGGCTCCGTGCAGGATCTGATTGCGAACTTCCAAAACCTTCGCTAATCACCTACCAAGGATTCTCTAAATGGCTAATGCCTTCACTGGCACAGCTGCAATGGCGAACCTTGTCCAGACCACTTACGACCGTGCTCTTGAGTTCGCCCTGCGTGCTCAGCCCATGTTCCGTATGGTCGCGGACAAGCGTCCCGTCCAGCAGGCTATGCCCGGTTCCTCTGTCGTGTTCGAGCTGTACGCCGACCTGGCCCAGCAGATCACTCCGCTCAACGAGCTGGTTGACCCGGACGCTGTCGCGGCCGGTAACCCCACCACCGTCTCCGTCACTCTGAACGAGTACGGTAACGC